AACCCAGGCTACATACCCAATTCTTCATTTGGACCAGTATATTGTTCTATAGTTTTACCATATCTAGTTCTAGCTGATGTAGATTTAGTATCTACTGGACGCCTAGAAGCTTTAGTAACATCGCCAAAACTCCATTCTAATACTTCCCTAGTTTTTGGATCAGTTAAGAAACGACCACTTGCTAATCTAAAACCATAGCCAGATCCGTAATTACGAAATTCACCTATACCTACTGCTTGTTGAGCTTTTGTTTCAGCAGTTGGATCATTAGTAGGCGCAGTAGACATTATTATAGTTTTTACATCTGTTTGCAAAGCTTCAAAGCCTTTACGCGCAGTAGCAGGATCTTCATTAGCTGGAATAGATGCTTGAATTTTTGCACCAGTATTAAGTCTACTATCTACTAATGTATGCGGTCCTACTATAGCTTCACCTGCTTTTCTAACCGCCTCCTCTGCATCTCCACCAATCATTAATGCTGTATTGGTTATAAGATTTATTGCAGCTTGGGTATCTTCAATAGAAGTAGCATCAACTTGTCCAGATCCAAATACTGTTTGACCATCAGGACCTGCAACAAATTCTTCAGCCTTTTCTTTTATAGTCTTTGTTGTTTTAGTATCTGTAGAAGGTATATTCTTAGATAGTGAAGGATTAAATAGTAATGAATAAGAACCCACATCTCCACGCATTGCAGCATCAACAGCAAATTTAGTTGCAGCAGGTAATCCCGCTCTCTTGAGTTGATCAAATATAATTTTTTGATACTTAGGATTATTTGTCAAATTTATTATGCTCATTAAATTATTCATCTTTTGTTCAGAAGACAAATCATCTACATCACTCATAATACTTTTAACAGCTTGTTGAGCTACTTCAGGTGGAATCAATTCCATATTATGAGGTAATATTTGTACATTAGCTTGAGCTTTATAAGTTGCATCAATAGCTGCAGCAGTAAGAGCTGTACTATTTGGATTTGCTTGAACTGTATCCCAAGCATTCTTAACTGTTGGAGATGCAGTAATTGCCCATTTATAAGAGTTACCATTACGTGCATCTATTGCATCTTGTGCAGCTTTATCAATTTCATCTTGTTTTGTTTTAATTACTTTTTGAGCTGCCTCATGAACAGCTTCCCAATTTGCTTGCGCCCTACGTTTTATTTCAGCTTGCTCTTCTAAATGCAAGGCTTTAGGTGCAGCTACTTTGGCAGCTTCTGCTGCGATATCATCATACATCTTAGCAGCTTCTGCTGCACCAGGTCCTTGAGGAATACGAGCTTTTGCATCAGCTACAGCAGCACTTATTTCATCAGGCGACATATTTTGAAAACTATGTTCTAATAGAGCAGCTTGTTTTGCATTTTGAAATGATTGATAATCCTTAGCGCCTTCTTCTAAATTACCTTTATTAGCATTAACAAAGTCTGTTAAAGTAGGTTCTTCTATGCCATTTACTGCGCCATGCATTTTATATGTAGTAAGTGCATCATTACCTAACTGGCTTACACGTGAAGCACCATTAACATAAGAGTCTTCTAAATTCTGTTTTATTTGTGCATCAGCTTGATGTACTAATTGTAATCTACGTTCAACACTTAAATTTTCATATGCTGGATCTGTAGCTACTGTACCTAGTTCACCTTCTGTTGTTAAAACTGAAGCACCTGCCCCAGGAGCAGAAAGACCCGCGCCAACTTCAGCACCTGGACCTGATTCTGTTGTTGGATCACCAGTAAAATTCTTCATATTGGTTCTACGTTTAGAACCACCTCCATCATTCCATTGACCTACACCAGCAGAACCTCCACCTGCATCTTTTGGATTAAATGAACCTGGATCTAGACTCTCACCACTTTCTCCCATAAGAGCACCAACAAGACCAGATGCTTGTACAGGAGTTAATCCTTTTGATTCAAAATATGCACGAGCTTGCATAGCTTCTGGAGTAGCTTTACCAGCCAAAACATTTTTAGCATGTACAAATCGTTGCGCACGATTACGAACACTAGGACGTTCATAATCAAACCCTGCTTCCAAGGCTTGTGCTAACGTAGTTGCTCGTCTTAAATTATTATAAGCAGCAGCTTCTGATCCACCACCATGTGGACCTTTACCTGCTAACTCATGCCAAACAAAAGCAAGTTGTTTTCCACGCCTAGTAGCAGTTACACCGCCTTGAGAAGCAGGTACTTTAACAGTTCCTCCGGCACCTAAATCTTTTTTAAGTTGATTAGGATCTTTCTTAAGTGTACCTTGAGCTTTAGCCTCAGCTAATGCTGTATCAGAACGTTGATGCAATATTTCTTTTTGTGCAGCTGTTATAGGCATTCCATCAATAAGGTTATCATTTTCTTGTTTAGCTTTATTAAATTGATCTGTAGTTGGATTAGCAACTACTTCCATAGATTTATTACCAATTACTCTATCTGCTTCCTTTCCATAGTGCTCATATCTCTTTTTATTTTGTTCATCTGAAACAACTAATTGATGTTGTTTTTTAAGATTAGAAAACCTTGTTTCATATTCTTTACGTAAGCGAGTAGGAAGACCATTAAGAATAGGAGCTGCTTTGGCATCAATAGCTGCCATAGCAGCAGAAGTCATACCTTCGCCATCAGGCGCTTCATTATTATCTACAGCTTCTTGTGAACTTAATTTAGCATCCGCGGATACTGTTTCATAAGCTAATGCTGCATCTGTATCTTCTTTTTGTCTATAGCGTGCAGCTAAATGTTCACCAAATGAAGATAACTGTTCTCCCACGTTTCCTAATGCAACGGCTGCATGAGTAGGATAGGTGGTATCAGGCATAGTTCTAGGATTAACTTCTAAGCCTTCTTGTACCGTATATTGTGGTATCTTTACCATTTAGACCTACACAAATGAACTTACTAATTTTGTGCCTGTTCCAACAAGTGCACCGAGTGCACCCATATAACCTGCACTCTTTGCTTCTTTAGCTTCCATTTCATTTATTTTAGCGCGATATTTATAATTACCTTGTTCAAGTTCTGTACTAAATCTAATAGCTTGTTTATCCATATCAGCTTCAGATAAAGTTGCTTTTATTGTATCTACTGGAGATTCGCCTTCTATACCTGCTTTAGCATAACCTGCTTCTTGTGCACCTACAATACGCTGAGTCTGACGACCTAATTGATAAGACTTATATCCTGACTCTATGGCTTCTATAGATGCTTGACGATTATTAAATGCAGCCTGAGCCTTTAATTGTTCTGCTTGTTGTGCCCCTTGTTGCATACTACCCATGGCTTGGAATAAACCACCTGCTACGGTAGTAACCATTCCTAACATAGCACCGCACATATCAGGCTTCCTTATCCATTTTAGAAGTTATAGTGCGTATTACCGCTGGTAATGGATATATAGATCTTACTGTAATTACACTTCCATTCTTCCAAGAACCTTCTACAACTACATCCTTTTGCCCCGTGAACAAAGGAATATTCTCATCCATTCTATTATATCCAACACGCTCAAGTACATCTTCCCATGTACCTGTACCATTCTCTCCATTTATTTCAAGGCCAGCAGTGCGAAATAAATCTAAAACAACTCTGTCTGTTCGAGTACTACGAGTATACATAGTCTCGCCATCTTTACCAGGTATTCTAGTCTTTAATACTTTACAAGTAGCTGTATAAGGTAATCCAATAATTGCTTTATTTGTAGTAACTCCAGATGGTAATGTAAGCTTTCCACCTGTAATAGTACCGCCAAAAATAGGTGGAACCTTATTAAGCTCCCTTGTATTATCAGTAGAACCAATTATCATTGCGGCTACATCTTTACCTTCTAAATGGCCTAATCCACTTAATACATTTGTATACGTATTTCCACCATCATACATAAGTCCACTATCTACAAACCATGCTTCTTCTACAGGTTGAAAATCAAATGGCGGATGTAAATATTCAATATATCTTTTAGTTACACCATTAATTGTTCTTTTTACTTGTAAATAAATATCATCTCTAATACCATCTTTACCTGGAATAACTGCTATAGATTCAAACTCACCATCAGTTACAAATGGAGAAAATCCTACTACCTTTTGAACACGGTCATATGTCATAACCGCCATTACACCGCTTTTAGTAATAACAAATAATTTACCATCAGGCGATCTAGACCAAGATGCTTCTTCTATACCTGATGTAAATAAATGTTCTGATAACATAGAAATATCTGGTGCATCATAAGTATCGTCAGAAAATGCATAAAGTAATTCTCTAATACAATTTGCATAGTAAGATACATAAAGAGTTGCAGGCCCTACTCTTACAGGTGCAATATGATGTGCACCAAAATTAGTTTGTAATGTTTGTTGTATATCTTTATAAGTTAAAGGTGAATCACTACCAGATGTTATAACTGAAATACCTTCTGTTGTTCCTACAAATAAACCTTTACCTGTAGATAACCATAAAATGGCATTTTGTTGATTACCTGAAACAGTAATATTTATAGGATGACTATCTGTAACTTGTTCCCTAGGTGCAAAATCCTCTAAACTAGTTGAAGATGAAAACCATACACTACGTGGTTGTTCATTTGTACCAGCGAGTACAAGTCTACCTTCAAAATCTGCAACTGCTGCAGGATACCCTGAAGTCTTAGAAAAAGATCCTAATTGAAATACAGTTGTAGCCGCTTGTCCATAACTCCATAACCCATGAAATAACCCATTTACGACCCAAGGTTGACTTATACTAGTTATTTTAAAATGTTTCCAATATCCATCATCTGTTCTAAATCTAATATATCTACCTATATCATTATTTGAAAAACCTGCACCTTTATTAACACCATCAAAACTCGCACCAACACTCAAAGTCATTGGAAAATCTTTAACTTTTAAAACAATTTCAGTTAAATAAAGATTTTGATCTCCTCCATTATTCTTAGTAAATATAAATCTATATGCTTGATAAGCTATTTTATTAGTAAATTCATATACACGTGTTTCACCAGGTATCCAATTAGATTCACCATTACGTGTATCTAAACCTATCCAATTATTCGTACCCGGTATACATCCTTCAAGTGACCATGCTCGAGGAGTACGAATAAGACTTTCATTAAAATTATTATCACGCTGATAACCCGCATATACAAATGCATATCCATCTACAATTACAGGCGCACCTGAAAATGTATAATAAGCTTGAGTAGTTCTAAAATTTATAGAAGTAGGATTACTACTACTTGGATCTAAATTCCACCAAGTAGCAGGTGTTCCCGTTCCAGGAGGTTTACCAGTATTACTAGGATATAAATAACTACTTGTTAAATTTACACTTTGATATGGACCATCTACAAAATCAACTGGATTAATAGTCCAATTTAATTCACTTTTTCTAACAAGTTTTTGAACTGAATATTTATTATGTGTTATATAAACAACATCATTTATTTCAAGATATTTAAGCAGAGGCACATCTGCTATATAATATGGAGACGCAATCTCATATGGTGTAGCACCATTCATTACTTGTCCACGCAAACCAAAAAATCTAATATATCTATCACCAAATTCTAAAACATATGCTTGTTTATCAGAAAAAACAAAAGGAATAAGAGAAGATCTAGAAGATTGATCTTTTGTTGTAGCAATAAATTCTGTTCCTGGCCTTTTTCTTAATGGTCCTTGTACTAATACAACAAAATTTGTATTCTCCTGTGTGCCCTGTCCATATTGATCAATATCAATTCGCCCATGTACCTTGGGGGATAACTCACCTCTAACAAATGAGGGTTGTACGACTGTTGACATTACCAATACCTTACTGAATCATACTGATCTGCAACTTGATCTTCAGCATAACCTTCTGCACTATCTGTAAACATAGCTGTAGTAAGTGTTTCTTTATATGCACTTGATATACGTGCTACAAATGTTTCTTTACCAGTTAACCAGTTTCCAAGGCGCATAGCTAATTGTAAACTAAAAGCATCTATAAAAAGAGGTGACCATTTAGTTGTATCTTCAACTCGTGATATATAACGCATATTTAAAGGCGCAGGCGCATTAGTTAAAATATAATCACCCTCTACAGAATATCTAATAAGACTACCATTAGTCATACCACCTTCACGTAAAGGTAATACTCGTAAACAATCATCCGGTTTAGCATATTGACGAGTATATCCATACATAGGATTAGTTGAAAGTTGAGCTAGTCTATCTCGTTTAACTGCAAATCTCCATGGATTAACAGAAAGCGTCATATCTCTTACGATAGAAAAATTACGTTTCATCCATCGACCAGCAGGTCTATCGTCATCGAAAGATGATATAACGCCTTCTTTAAGCCAATCAAGAGCTATATTAGCTACGTCAATATCCGTAATTTTAGAAGACATTGTAATCTCCTATGCGGTAGGCGTAGCATTTACTACTGTAGAATACGCACCTAAAGTATTATTACCATTAGTTCCAGCTACTCTAAAGTACTGAATAACACTAGCAGTTAAACCAGTAATTACAGTACCATATCCATAACCTGGAACTAATGCAGCAGTAGTCCAAGCTGTTGTACCATCAGGTGATTTTTCAACCTGAAAAATATTAACATTACCCATTGGATTCCAAGCTAATGTTACTCGTAAAGAACCAGGAGTCGCTACAACTCCAGTAGGAGCAAGAATAGCAATAGACTCATTAGCCCTTGCTGCAACTGCTCCACGGCCTTTACGAATATGCATTGGGCCATAATCACCATAACGATAAGCATTTCTCCAACGCTTACGTTTACTAGGAGCTGTAGCACTCATGGCATCCTCCTATTTAGTGGAAGCTTTTGTAGCCGCCACAGGAGTTTCAGGCGGAGTCGCTGGTACTGGAATACCACCAGATGCACCACCAACGCTATCAGCACCCATAGGAGCTGGACCAGGAGGAACATATGCTTTTGCAAATTCCTCTGCATCTGCACGCCTATGAGGAAGATATGAACCACCCTCACTCAACTGCTTTTTAACTTCAGGATCAAAGTCAAATTCCACTATCTGTGGATCTTCACCAACAGTAGTAGTCGTAGCTTTAGGTGGTGTAACAGTAGCTTTTGGGTTTGGTTCAAGCTTTGAATGATCGTCTCTTGGTGTAAGTGCCATTATCTTTTACTCCATGCTGAAGGTGGTCGCAAGACTTTCTTGCCTAACTTAAAAGGCACGGCTCTAGTTCCATCTGGCGGTGGTACAAATGGCTTTAATCCACCTGCACCCACGACTGGCATCCCACGAACAGGTCCCATAGGCTTTGTATTAAGCGACCTAAGAATATCCTGTTTAGAAAGAGTCGGAGATGGCTTTAGCTTTGGTTCAGATACTATGGCGACAGGGGGAAGGTCCACCATATTTATAGCATCTTTAATCTCTGCCATTACCATCTCCTATTCCCGGTCAAGGGAACTTATGCCTTGGTAGATACCAAAGCAGCTAGTTTAACTTGCTTACGCTCAGGAGCAACTCGAGCCCATGCAGCTGCAGCAGCAAGTTCAGCATTCGTGGGGGAAAGACCGGCCATACCGCCGACTACGAACTGCATGCCTTTGGGATGCATTACCAGCTCACGACGTGACCAGAGTTCTTCAACGCCACCGCCATTACCTTGTGCAGGATAACGGTAGGTTTCAACAGGTACTCTTGCGGAACCTTCACCAAAAGCAAGAGCATCTTTACCAATTAAATATGTCCAGTACTTAGCAGTAGGGCCAGTACCAGTAACTAATACAGAATCATCACGGATAACATTGTATCCCAAGTATGTCGGGAAATGTACTTTTCCTTCACTATCTGGAATAAAGTCAATGAGATTCTGTTTAGCGAGTGAAGCATAGATTTGACTATGCATAACAATTGTGGATAGATCATCAGATGCATCACCCATTGTCTGGGCTGTATCAATGATCGCACTCGC